CTCGGCAGAAGATTCCACATCCGGGAATCCATTCTCTGATTTGACCTCAATATCAATCGTGGAGATTTTGATTTTAGTAGTATCAAACTTAATCTCTTCTTCAGGATACATCTCAGAAATATACTGATAGATGTATCGGTCATTGCCATAGATCTTGAAGTTCTCTACGCCATCATACTTCTTGATAAATTCCCTACAGTCACGAACAGTGCCAGGCTCTACCGATTCTACACTCTCCCCTTCAAGGGTTTTATATTTCGTCTCTCGCTTTGAGGGAACATACAGCGTAGGATAGAACTTCTCCCTTGTCGCAAAGTGCCTTCCATTCTCATAACCACGGACCAAAAAGTGGTCACCGACCATTTGAACGTTGGTGTAAAATCTCATTATGAATCCTTTGGTGACGAACGTTGGTCTCAAACTTCTCCGTATGTATTATAGCACTCTTTCCGCAAAATTCCTCAAATGCACTGATGAACATAGCAAAATAATGCCAGTGGTTTGGGGGAATATATTGCGGTGACATACACACGAAAATGTGATCAAAATTATAATTATCGAACTTATAATCTTCCTTCTCTACATTTATATAATTAGGAACAACTTCTGCATTGATTCTATTACGACACTTGTTAATGCTATTCTTGTTTCCAATCCATGTAAAAGATTTTAATTTATTATGTCCTCCTAACCAAGCACCCCAGTTTCCCTCATGAACTCTGTCGTGATTCATGATTTCATAAAACTCTGTCTTATATGCATCCTCCTCAGACATCTCTCTAATATAATCACCACCAAAAACGTCATCGTGATGATCTATATTAATCAGGTCAATATCTTCGTAGTCGGCAATACTGAACAGAATTGAATCATGTTCATAACCAAAAGAGACACTATCGCAGTTGCGAAGTGCCTTTAAAAAAGTATTATAACAGAATAATAAATTTGATTGATCAATACGAAAATGACTTTCATTAAAGTCAGTTCTATTGAAAAATTGCTCCCATCTTAATGTTGGGTTATCATTAAACATTAAACCATTATAAAGTTCAATGACAGGACCCATAATGTAATCCAAATCAATGCTTAAGACTCTCATGCAATGATTTCCATATATGACTTAATGATAGAACTTTTTGGTTCAACAATTGTCAAAATGTCTTCAGATCTAAACAGCAAATCTTTTTGCTCAGTGCAGGTTAGCCAGGTGCTTACCGTATCATCAGAATTTACAAGAGCAACATCAGAAATCTTACAGTTTGGATCTCCAATTTCTGCATCAATCTCTTCAATCTTTGCGATAAGGATCAAACCATTTTGAAGAACTAAACATTTAATCATCAGTATTTTCTCCAACTTTCTCATTATACATTTCTGTCACAGATTCCAGAGGATCTACCATAGTGACTAACCAATCAGTAGGAACAGGAATTTGCTTATCTGCAGTCAGTAAAATCCATGGAGACAATGAGATTTGAACCTCTCCACTATTCATTTCCGTTTCTTCAGAAAGAAGAATGGGTTTTCTATACTCTACCTTATGTGGTTTATTGAACAGATATCCACATACTTTATCTTCAACAATAAGTTCTTTTGCATCTGTGATTACAGTTTCACCAGATTTTAGAACTACCAATTTAATACTCATTTACCAACTCCATAATCACCACCTTTTTCGGCATTCTTTTTTTCAAGTTCACGAATATTATTATGCAGTCGTTCTACTGCTTTACGCATTTCTTCAGTCTCTTCCCACTCAAAAGTGTCACCGGACTTGGTGACATGTTGTTTCTTAGTCATTTTTAATTCCATCCATTACTTGCATTACTCTTTGTAAATCCTCAGCACGCCCCCTATGATATTCAATCTCTTCGGTAAGAATGTCCAAAATATCATCGATAATAAGATCCGGATCTACACCATCATTAAAATAAGTATTGATAGATTCTGATAGATATCTTCTCCTATTCCATTCCTGACTATAGGGTTTGTAGTTCATGATAAAATGGTTATATGTTTTTAATTGTAAGTGATAAGGTGGTGTTTGTCAAGTCACGCAAACATTCCGTGATCTTTCATGTATTGTAATGTATCTTTTAATCCACCAATATGCCTGAATCCAACATTAACTTGTGGATACTCAGCGTCTTTACCAAACTCTTCAGCAAAACCTCTTGCCGAAAAGTGTTGATTTAATTTATATTCTAAGATTTGAAAATTGAGTTTTTCCAGAAGTGTTTTGGCACGTTCACATTCCAGATTTCCGTTGCTGTAAATTACTGCTTGCATTAGTCTCGTTGCCTCCAATCATCGGGTTTGTCTCTTTGAAACCAGTCAACTATCTCGTCTGCACCATCGAACCCCGTTCTGTGATTGGACGGGTCGGGGTCACCTAATCCCATCCTATTCATAAAATCATCCATGCTACCTTCTTGAATGTCTTGTGCTGCCTGACGACGTGCTTTACACAACCAGTCACGGGCAGTGGTGTTTGCTTTAGACAGTTTTTCTGCCCAAATCATATCCTCAAGTTTTACTTCTTCTTTGTTTGCAATCTTTTTACAGATGAATTCCAATCGTAACCGGTATTGAGTAGAAAGCATACCTCTCCCACTAACGCTGATATTTAGAATAAAAAAAGGGGTATCAACTGGATTTTGCCAGTTACCCCTCGTGATGGTGCGACGACGATATTCAATAATATTTAGAACCAATCCTTCCTTTGGTGGTGATCCGGAACAATCTTACCGAGTGTGATACTCAGTAACCCATCCTCAAAAGTAACTGATCTAACTTCCGTTTCATCACTGAGTGTCCAAGATCTGGTGAAAGATCTCTGAGCCACTCCTCTATGGACATACTCTGTTCCAGTTTCTCCGTCCTCTCGTTGTCCTTCGACAAAGAGTTTCCCGTCTTGTGTGTAGACATTTACTTGCTTCTTTTTAAATCCTGCTAGTGCCAATTCTAGTCTCGATTCTACGTTGCTGACCGTGACTAGATTGTATGGAGGATAATTAGTCGTTGTTTCGTGGAGATTAAACAGACGATTAAAGTATTCATCCATACCAATGCTATTCTTATTTATGCGTTCTAGCAAGGCAGGAAGATCCGCAGCAGTGTACCTGGTAAGGTTAGTCATTATTGTAGCTCCTTAAAAAGCGAGTTTGTGTTGTATGATCCCCGAAGGCAATCATGTATATTTATAGCATGACTTGCAAAATAAAAGGGAGGAAAACCCTACATGAATTTTTCTAGTAATCCGACCTTTTCCTTTTGTGGAGTATTAAGTTTTCTCATATCACCTTTCAATGATATTTTTGTAAAGTCAATGTCTTTCATATTAACTGGTATTTCAAAATGATCTTTGAGATTATCCCAATCTTTATCTCTCAAAGTTCGAACTTCTCCAAGATGATAACTGATCCAAGAATCTCCCACCTTCGAATTAGACTCAACTTTACTTAAATTATTCTCTCCAATTTTCTTGTAGTCCTCACTCAGATCAAAACCAACATAGTTCCTTCCAAGTTTTTTTGCGGCAACAGCTGTTGTCCCAGACCCCATAAAAGGATCTAAAACAGTATCACCTTCATCAGTTGTCAAAAGAATCATTCTTTCCAACAAAGCAACTGGTAACTGACATGGATGATCATCTCTATACTTTCCATGCTTTACCCTGTGGATATCATTCCAGACATCGGATACTAAAGGACCAAAGGGATGAATCTGATCCTTCTTTCCACCATAATCTTTTTTAAGGTAAGTGGACTTCCTTTCTCTTTCATGTGGCATCCTTATCGGATAAATCTTTGCATCCTTAGGATCTTTCACATAAAACAAAGTTCCGTAGTGAGCAGGTTGAAGACTCTTACCCATCGGTGCTGTTGGAGCATACCAGGAGATCCAATGCTTAAAGTGTGCTTTCTGATTAAGAATCTGACAATAGTAAGTCAACCACTTTGGAATGTTATGAATGAAAATTGATCCAGATGGTTTAGTAATCCTCACCATTTCAGTGATCCACTCATCACACCATTCGAGGTATTTTTCAACCTCTAAAGAGTCATGATAATTTTTATAATTCTTTTTTAGATTGAAAGGAGGATCTGCAAAAGTCATGTCCACAGAATTGTCTGGAATTTCCTTAAGAAGAACCAGACAATCACCCGTAGTTATTTTATTGAGATACTGATCAATCATTCAACAAAGTTTCTTTAAGAAGGTTTTTAAATTTTACCATATCCACTTCACTAAAAGTGAATACATCATCAAATGCAGAAACGATTCGTTCCATATCTTTATCACGAACTAACCACCCAATACCATCCACAAAACCAACGAACTTTGCAGATGGATAATATTCTTTAATCAATCGACCCACTGCAATCTCAGTCTTTGCTTTGTCACCCATACCAGAGGCAGTGGTAGTCACATAAGAACTCTCAATAATAAGAAGAGGATTTTTCTTGTTGGGAATTACAAAGTCCATTGTTCGTTTTTTATCAGGAACATTCTCGGCCAGTTTTGGCAGATCCCCATGCTCCCAAGAAATACCAAGTTCTTCTAGTACATTTTCAATTGCAGTCTCTGCATTGTTTTCCTTCTTACCAGTATAACTACCTTTTTCCCGATATCTAATCAAGGTATCAATAGTTTCTTCAGACATAGTTACAATATCTTTCAACTTCTCAATACCAAGTTTTCTTACTTCAAAAGGTTTCAGAGTATTTGCAATAAAAGGAATTGTTGGAGCATCAAAAAAGACATTAACAACACCTTTTCTAAAGTATTCGTTGTTCTTTACTAATGACTCAATTTTTTTAGAAGACCATTCTTTGAAATTATTTTGACTATCATCAAACCATTCTGTTTTAAACAGAAGTTCATTCAGAACAGAATCATTAGAAACTCTTGACAGACTAATCAATCGAAGGAGACCTTCCTGAGAGAACCCAGTAGAGGTTAACAGAATTTTCAGTCCATGATCTTCCTTCAGAAGTTCTTCAAAAACTTCTTTTTTAAATTCATATTGAAGTCTTTTTTGAAAAGAAATGAAAGATTTTTTGAGAGAGGAAACATACTGTTCAAACTCATCTTCAAACTGCCCATTCACAAAGTAATATGTATTGTTCTCTTTGATGGACTCAGCAGTGTTTGCCATGGGTGGTCTCTGTTACCCATGTATTATAGCACAAAAAAGAGGGGGGTGTCACCCCTCCCCTTCAACTTTTTTCTTTTTAGAACCAATATTATACTTAGTCTCAAGAATCCAATCATTCTTGTCCTTATAGGAAAGAACTTTGATTTGATTGAGTGGTGCAATATCTCTAATCTTTTCTGCGTCTACAATGCTGATAAGACCCCAGTCAGCAAGTAGTTGTGCAATACGATTACGTCTCTGAACATCATTAACTGTAATGTTCGCATGTTTACCATCCAGTGCGAAGAGTTCCTTAAAATGCACAAGATAGTAACGACCTTGTTTATGGAGAATGTGGCAAGATTGATAAATCTTCTTCTCTTTTCTTGAGGCAACACCAATTCTTGTCAGTGTTTCTCTTACTTTCAGAAAGTCATCAGGTTCACTTAGAACCACTTCAACCATCTGTTCCGGTGACCATTTCACAATAGGCTCTTGGACCACGCTCATTTTGTTCCTCCAGTGTCAAATTTCGATTTAATAAAATTAAGTTGTTCTGTTGTCAGGATTTTCAAAGCATGTTGTGCCTTTTCATTACTATATCCATAATAACGTTTGACATAATCAAGATCTTTGATTTTATCTTTTCGGAGCCAGGGAGAAAATCTCTTCTTTTTCCTCAGACTATTTAGATAAAATTTATATTGCATGTCTTTATCTAAGTGATGATGCTTATTCATCTCATTAGCGAACAATATACAATCCAAATGTCCAGACAGACAACGATTAACAATGTAAGGAGGATATGACTTTATTTCTTCAGACAAATCCTCTTTTGTAAAGTTAATTGAGTTCAGCCAATCCTTCAATTCCATAATTAAAAAGTAAAAGTTCTTTACGATCTCTCTGCTCACGCATATATTCACCGACTGAACGCATCGTATACGTCAAGTCGAACTCTCCGACTTCGTATCCTTTGAATCGATCTTTGACAAGCTGAGACGAATTGTAAGATATGAGTTGAGGAGCAATAAACCGATCACAATCGGCAGCAAAATCATCGTGGTTGAATCCGTTATGCATACTCCCTTTCCGTCCATAAAGGTTGCTTCCAATGTCGTAGGGCGG